GAAATCGCCAAGGTGATTGCTGTTGAATATGATCCAAATCGAACTTCACATATTGCATTACTTGAACGTGCAAGAGCAAACTCAGAGGCGTCATGTGGACTCTATGCAAATTCTGAAGAGGGTGTATCAAATGAATCTTTGTTCGTATCTGATTACAAATATTGACAACCACATAAATCTGTGATACTTTGAGAGGACTAAATCCTCTCATTTTTTATGAAAATTTTTTTAGACACAGCAGATGTAGACCTGATAGAAAAATATTATGGAACTGGATTGATTGATGGTGTCACAACAAACCCAACTCTAATTAAGAAGAGTGGTTACGACCCAGAGGAAGTTTATAGAAAGATTGCACTCATTGGTGTTGATGATATAAGCATGGAGATTGTGACAGATGATTCATATGAGTTTCTCAAGGAGGGTCGTAGACTCAAAGAGAAATTTGGTGAAATCACAACAATCAAAGTTCCTTGTACACCCGAAGGCCTGAAGGGTTGTAAACTCCTCTCAAAGGAGGGAATTCGAGTAAACGTGACTTTGATCTTTAGTGCTGCCCAAGCGGTCTTGGCGTCGAAGGCAGGCGCTGCCTACGTCTCGCCTTTCGTGGGTCGAGTTGATGATAATTCATTTGATGGTTTGGGTCTGATTAAAGAGATTGCGGACATCTATGAAAAACAGTCGAGACTATATAATTTTGTTGACACAGAGATTTTATCTGCATCGATAAGAAATGTAGGTAGCGTGAGTAAGTCTTTTGAATATGGTGCAGGGATTGTTACAATGCCTCCATCAGTATTTGAAAAGATGTACAATCATATTCTAACCGATAAAGGTTTGGAACTTTTCCAAACAGATTGGGAAGCAGTAAACGTACTTAAATTTTAAATGAAGGTAGAGTTTGAAAAACAATTTGGTGACGGAGTAGACCCTTGGTATGCAAAGGCAGAGAGGTGGGCGAACAAACAAAAGTTCCCCATCTCTTTTCTTGCGTTAGGACTCATTGAGTATCTCAAAAAAGTATGGATTAATGTTAAAGTTGAAAACACAATGAGAAGTGTTGATGCTGATATTGAAAGGATTCATGAACTTTGGGATGAGGAAGAGACAACACATAGAATGAATGTCATTGCACAAAACGGAAACGATGGATTACATTATTCACAAGAACCTTCTGAAGTAGAGGGACTTGACAACTTTGAAATTCGTAATAATATGTTTGAGGAGGACTAATGAAATTTACTTTATATTCCAAAGAGGGATGTTCCTATTGCAAAAAAGCAGAAAGACTTTTAGAATTGGCAAAAGTTGAGTATCGAGTTTATAAACTTGGTATTGATTTTACTAAGGAGCAATTCATCTCTGAATTTGGTTATGGGTCATCATTCCCAAGAATATTGGCGGATGACAAATTAATTGGTGGGTGTTTAGATACATTCAAATACCTAGAGGAAAAAAACTTAGTTTAATGGAAGACATTTACACAATCGTAGATAAAGCAATAGATGTTGCATTTGAAGAACAAAAGTTTCATCTCAAGTTCTATGATTTTATGAAGTCCTGTAAAACAACAGGAATAGGAGCAAAGGAGTTTAATCATAGTTCAACTGCAAAAGAGTTGACAGATTTGATTGACGACCTGAGTGAATACATCAAAGGTGGAAAAGATGGAGAACATCAAATTCTAAGAGAGGCCTACGGTCATCTTGGAAAACCAAAGGCAAGAAAAATTAAAGATTATTTTAGTGAGATTTTAGAAGATGCTCAAAGATACGAAAAAGAAAGAAGAAGAGGTAGACGAAAAACTACAACTAAATAAAGGCGTTGAACTTATGTTACAACGTAGGAGGGCATCATCCAGCAAGTTTAACTTAGGAAACTCAATTCAAGGTAACAACGTGTTAGCGATTGCTTTAACTTTCGGCACTCTTGTAGCAGTGCTTTTTCTCTTTGTTGGTGGTATAATAGGATGGTTATACAAACAACATCAACAAAAAACAGACATCTCCGAAATGCATCCTGAGATGTATGATCTAAAAGGAAACGTCATACCAGATGAAATTATTGCTTTTAGATTTGAAAATGTAAACTTTGATAGTGAAATTGACGACGAATTATGACTACTACACATCCCACATTGGGAGAAGCTAGATTACCAAGAAATCCTCTTTTAAGTGAGGTATTGGGATTAGTATCAAAACAGAAAACAAAAGCGAAAAAGATTCAAACACTTAAACAGTATGAATCTTTACATCTTAAGTCTGTTTTGATTTGGAATTTTGATGAATCTGTGCAGTCAATGCTTCCAGATGGTGATGTTCCTTTCAATAAGAATGAAGCGCCTGCTGGAACCGAACACCTACACCTTGCATATGAGTGGAAAAAGTTGTATAATTTTGTTAAAGGTGGGAATGATACACTTCGACCTATGAAAAGAGAACAACTCTTCATGCAACTCCTAGAGGGTCTTCATCCAGATGAAGCAGAAATTATTTGTTTGGTGAAAGACAAAAATCTAAAAAAGAAATATAAGTTGACTCGTGCCATAGTTGAAGAGGCATTCCCTGATATACAATGGGGTAATCGAAGTTAGTATGGCAAAAACAAAAACCAGAGATGAGGTGATGGCGGAAGCTTACTGGACACCAAAAGAAAAAGAAGATTTGAGTAGTAGATACTCAACGAGTCTTATCAAAGAGAACTGCAACAGTGAGGAACTCAAAGATAAGTCTCTACCTTCTGATGCCTATATCGTGACATATAAAGTTGATGATGCAGTTCGTAATGACCTTGTAAGATGTCATGCAAAGGTGAATATCTTTGACATGTATTATGATAAATTTGGAGCTGGTTCTATCGTGAGTATTGAATACGGGCCTGGAATTGCAAGTCCAAAAACATGGGGCATTCCAGCACCAAACAAACCAAAGAAGAGAGTCAGGAGAAACTCATGAGTGACGAACTTCGCAATCAAATTAATGACATTATTGAGGGAGAGATTCAACTTGGAATCAACGAATTTTTGGAAGAGAAACAAAGAAAAGAAAGTGATCAAGGATTGGGTTTTGTCACTTCAGAAGAAGCAAAGAAACTCAAAGTCAAAGTCTTCAAAGACGAAGTTGACAAAATCATGAAACAATATAAAAAGATCAAGAAGAAAGAGAAGTCAAATATATCTCAAGTCAAAAAATTAGGACTAGTCGATAAACATGGGAGGCCACTCTAATGGATAGAGATAAGTTAAAGGTCATGATTAAAGACTTGAAAAATGTTGTGAATGCGTTAGAATGTGAAATATACTCCGATGAGGAGGCATATAAAGTAAGCCTAAACTATGACGAAATTGTCAACCACATTACAGACTATGATGAAGTATTTGAGGATGATGACGGGTAACAGTGATGACCCCCGTTATTCAGAAGAGAAGTTGTTACTAAGAGCAGCTTGTTTTCGATGCCTTACACACCACTTAGAAGAACACACAAGAGCCGTTTATGAGTTCGCCACCATATGGTGCGATGAACACGACAACGTAGGTGGAATTGAACAAGGCTTTCAAGATTATCTCAGGTCATATGCCGAGAAGGCTTTTTCTAAGAGTTAATCTAAATAATATTACAAAACGTAAAACTTATGCCCACATACCCTGTTATTAACAAAGAAACTGGCGAGAAAAAAGAATTATCAATGACTATGGTTGAATATTCTAACTGGAGAGATGATAATCCAGACTGGGATAAAGATTGGTCTGAAGGATGTGCTGGCCTCGGAGAGGTTGGTGAGTGGAAAGACAAACTAATCACAAAAAATCCTGGCTGGAATGATGTTCTACACAAGGCATCCAAATCCCCTGGCTCTAGAGTTTCTAAAATTAACAAGTAATGGCAAGAAAAAAAGATTCTCCTATCGGTGTAGGAATGACGGCTAAACAGATGAAGAGAAAAAGACCTATCAATGCCGATCTTCTAAACAAGATCGAACCTATTACAGACAACCAAAAGATTCTCTTTGACAATTACAAAGAGGGTAAAAATATTTTTGCCTACGGTGCTGCTGGAACTGGTAAAACCTTTGTTGCATTATATCTTGCATTGAAGGATATTCTTGATCCACATACACCTTATAATCAACTTTACATTGTAAGATCTCTTGTATCAACACGAGAGATTGGTTTCTTGCCTGGCGATCATGAGGACAAGTCTTTCTTGTATCAGATACCATACAAGAACATGGTGAAGTATATGTTTCAGATGCCTACTGATGCAGACTTTGAGATGTTATATGGTAATCTAAAACAACAAGATACTATCAAGTTCTGGAGTACATCATTCATTCGTGGAACAACGATTGACCAAGCGATTGTGTTAGTAGACGAGTCACAAAACTTGAATTTTCATGAATTAGATAGTATAATAACAAGAGTAGGAGAGGATGCTAAAATCATGTTCTGTGGTGATGCAAGTCAAACAGACTTACAGAAAACTAATGAAAAGAATGGCATTCTTGACTTCATGAAGATAATCGAACAAATGCCCGAGGACTTTGCAATGATTGAATTTGATGTCAATGATATTGTTCGTTCTGGTCTTGTGAGAGAATATCTTGTTCGTAAAATGGCTATGGGATTTTAATGTTTATTGTTGAGAATCACTTAGGTGATTTAGAGTTAGAGAAAAAAGAGACCGACGGACTTCGCCTATATAAGTTACCCAGCAATGAGTGGGTTCCTTCTATCACCTCTGTTACAAGTTTCTATAATCGAGAGGTGTTTCGTGAATGGAGAAAGAGAGTCGGGAATGAAGAAGCAGATCGTGTCACAAAAGAGGCAACTCGACGTGGTACGGACTTTCATGAAGCTGCACAAGCCTATCTTGAGAACAAAGAGTTAGATTGGAATGACTACCAACCACTGACTCAGTTTATGTTTCACAGTGCTAAGTCTAGTTTAGACAAGATAGGGAAGATACACGCAATAGAACGCACACTTTATTCTGAATACCTTGGTCTGGCAGGAAGAGTCGATTGTATCGCCGAATATGAGGGCGAACTTGCTGTCATTGATTTTAAGACCTCGAAAAAAATTAAACCAGAAAAATGGATTGAACAATACTTTGTTCAAGAGGTTGCATATGCCTGTATGTATTATGAACTGACTGGAATTCCTATCCAAAAACTTATCACAATCATGGTCACACCAAACGGTGAGGTCAAAGTTTATGATAAAAGAAACAAAGGTGATTACATTAAATTATTGGTTAAATATGTCAAAAACTTTATCGAAAACCGAATGGTGGTTAATGGGTGACATCAACAAAGCTCTCAAAGAAAAGTTTCTCTGTTCAGCACAGTTTGCACAGGACATAGAGGCTATTGTCAAGAATGACAATCTAGGTTATATTGATGCTATCGTACATTATTGTGAACAAAATGCCATTGACGTTGAATCCGTGCCGAAACTCATTTCAAAACCACTCAAGGAGAAGTTGAAATGGGAAGCTACAGAACTCAACTATCTCAAACGTACAACAAGAGCAAAACTGCCCTTATGACTGGTTTTGACTGCTACAGAACTTATCTAGCATTCAAGAATCATTTTACGAAGGATAACTTTGATTATTTTAAGTATGGTGGTAAGACAAACGCAACTACCACATCATTTAATAAAAGAAAGGACAAATATTTTTTTGAAAAAATGTCTCGTCAAAAGAAAGATGAAGATATTGTAGATTACTTTACTGCTATATTCTCTCAATGTGATGACCCACAAAGAATGTGGATAGGAGAGATTATAGAGACAGGCGAAGACAAATATAACGATTGGAAAAAGAAGATACAAAGTTTAAATTATCTTTTCAAACAAGAGATGATACGGATTTGTGGTGACAGAGATTTTAACTCTTTGTTTGAATGTAAGAATGGTAAACATCCAATCATTATCAAAGAACATTTAAAGAAATATATTACAACAGAGACATTAGTGATACTGGATGGTATGCTTGGATACAAAAAAGACTTTGATGAGAAGTTAGATGATTTTGTATGGAAAACCGTCAGTATGAAACTTGACAAATACAAACCATTTTTGTTAAATAATATTAACATTACAAAATACAAACAAACCCTCAAGGAGATTGTAGTTAAATGAAGTTTGATTCTAGTAGTGAGTTTTTTGATTCTGAAATGGTTCAAGAGAGCCTTGAAGAAATAAAAGAACTCCAAGACTTAATTACACAAGGAATATTAGACACAGCTTTTTCTCCTATGACAGGTTATGAGGAGGATGAGTCAGAGCAACTTGACTTGATT